CATTTTATTGTTATACAGCATAGATAATATACACATTTGACACAACGGTTATATCGAACAGTTTGCAGTATATGCTTTTTTTACTGGGGTGTTGATAATTCGCCGGTTGGGGTTTGAGTGTGGGGAACCTAAAGGTTCCCCCCCACCCCCTCCGTTCCACGTCATGCTTTTTTACCAATTCCTCTCTATATTATACCTTAAATTGAAATTTTTGTTTTTCCCAAAAATTGAATGAATTTAGATACTTCTTTATTTCATTATATATACAACAAGCATATCCTATCTAAGCAATCAATTTTATATCAATCTTTAAACAATGGGAAAGAACATACAAGGTGGTAAAAAAGCAAAATCTATGGCCAGAAAAAATGGTAATCATAATATAGACCTTCCGGTTGTCGTTTCAACAGAAGAAGAATATGTGATTGTCAATTCTGTCAGTGGTAATGGACGATTTCGTGTGACAAATGAAAAAGGAGTCGTTTATGTGGCAGTTGTACCCGGTTCTATGCGGGGTAGAAAAAAGCGCAATAACTATGTGGAAACGAATTCATTCTTATTGATTAATAATCGTTCATCTTGGCAAACATTGAAACCTTTAGCCCATGTTGACGTAGAATACGTGTATTCTAAACCACAAGCCCAGCAATTACGGTTATTTGATAAGTTTAGCGAAATGATTCGTTCACAAATGATGCACAGTAATCATGATAACTCAGATGTTCAGTTTTCTAATAATGTAGAAGAAGTTATAGAAAAACAAGAAAATACTGAAGAAAGTTATTTGGATACTTGTTTAGGGGGCAATAGTTTCAATATTGATGATATCTAAATGGTGATGTAAAAATTGAAAATCATACTTGATTTCCATGTATATTGGTAAAAATGAATGTAAAATTATGACAACAACTAAGCAAACAAACGAACCAAAGAAGAAAAGGTCTACTGCCAAATCTAGAACCACTACCGGTGAAAAGAAAAAAAAGAAAGAAAAAGACACCCCCGAACCCAAACCAAAAACAAACCCAAAGACAAAACCAAAACCAAAACCAAAACCAAAACCAAAGAAAAAGAAAAAGAAAAAGAAAAGAAAACTAAAAGCACGAAACCCAAAAAGCAAAAAGTAATTCCAATATTAATTGAATATATCTTTCCAACTATGGAAAAATATATAGACCCTGTAGAAGATATAATAGAAAGAATTAACGAAAAAAATAAAACTCGTGATATAATATATTAACAATATCGATTATGTTCAATATTTCATATTTAAGAAATAAAAATAAGTATCACTTAAAAATCATAGGCTTAATAGGAGTAATCGTCCTATTTAGTTTTTTTTACCTGGCTTTAGATACTACTCACTTTCAAGGGATCAACCCTGTACAAGATAAAGTAAAAGATGATATTGTAGAAAGAGAGTCTAAGAAAGTATCATTGGAATCATTTCAGTACAACAACATAAATAGTGGTCAAGAAAATAGCCAAGAATTGAAACAAAATATAGAAGAACAAGTAGAAGCAGAAGAAGAAAAAATTCAACGACCCACCATTTTTCAAAATCTTTTTGATCGGTTTTATTTCAGTACAATTACAGCATGTCTTCTTGGATATGGTGACATTTATCCAGCCACCAATATTGCTAAATCATTAGCAGCACTTCAATCTTTTTTGACTGTATGTCTCATTTTATATTAAATTTAACTGAGCAATATGTTACCATTCCGGAATGTCAATAATGATGATGTGTGATGTGTTTTCCTTATTTCACCATCTTCGTGTTGTTCTACAACTATAATCATGTAACTCTCTGCATTTTCAAACCTCTCTAAATTCTTATACCATGATGGAATTTTTTTCAATGTAATTGGGTAGGTAATCTGGGTTTGCGTATATCCATCGTACTCATTGCATGTATCCAATTTACAGGTAGAATATATGTCGTTTATTTTGGCGTACTTTTGATTATTTTTGGTAAAGCGAAAAACCATACAGTCATATTTTTCATCATATGTAATATATGTTCCAGTGTCGGCAAACTGTAGAATAAGGTTTATTATTTCACATGGTAGGACTGACATAAAATATCTTTTGTATAACATACATACAAAAAATAAAAAGCATGGCAATGGCAATCGCTCACTCCGTTCGCTGAAATATCGGGGCGCAGCCCCGATAAATCGTTTCCTCCATTTATGGGGTATTTATATTGGGCTTTAATTCTCTCCACACATTGGTTTAACTAATACAACCAAAGATTGGTACTCGTCATTCAAACTATCTTTATATTGTGATTCAGCGTGAAATACGAATCCGCACTCTTTGGCTAGTTTGATAATATCTTCTTTTGGCTCCATATATAATTGTTTCTCGTTTTGGCGTACATGACCAGTAATCTTATCGGTAAATGTCTCGATTTGATTTATTGTAGATCCAGAACCAATATACTTTTGTAAATAATCAAAATTGTCTCGGTATATCTTAGTAATATCTTGCAATGGAGTTACTGTAGAAAGATCGATAATGGGTGCTGTTTTCTTGTATTTACTTGGTTCAATACAATGGAGAATTAAATATCCACCGCATTGTAACCAAAAATAGCAGTGGCGCATAAAGGTCCGTTTATTTTCGATTTCATATAATGTAAAATGTGTGCAAGTTATATGGGTGAAACTATTGTTTTCGTATAACATTGGGTCATTAGTAACATCAGCACATTTTATTTCGCTATCTGGTGTATTTTCATGGGCTCTTGTAACTACTGTAGGTGATATATCTACACCGAATGATACATAATTCCGGTTTTCTAGTTCTCTCAACAAATGTCCTGTTCCGCATCCCACATCTAAAAATGAACTTTTCGTTTCATTGGGTTTGGTTATTTCAATAATGGCATCCACGTCTTGTTTACTATATTTTTCTGAAGCATGGATTTCATCATAATAGTCTAAATAAAACGAATCATATATTGCATTGTTTTCTCGGAGTACATATGGAGTAGATTGAGAGAACCCTTCTTTCATTTCGTCATTTGATGCTAATCCCAAATAACGTATAGACCAAATTATTGTTAATACTATGAATAATACTAAACCAATAGTATATAAATTTTTATACATGCCTAAAGTGTGCTTTTATTATACTATAGTATAGTACAATAAATAAATCGATATAATTACACAAAAGAGCGCAATTGGGTTCGTGTATTGTTGTTAAATAAGTCCTTTCCAATTGGTAGATTTTGCACCCTTTGTTCTCTCGATGTACTATTTGTAGAAGGATGATTGAATAAACTTGGGTGTGGGTTCGGTCCGGGGCGATGTTGTACATGAACTTTATATAAATCACTTTGTGACGAGGGGACATATACGGCTTGATGCGCGCTCTGTTTTGCCACAGTTTGATTACGTAATCCGGATTCTACATCTATAGACTGTAGAAAAGTGGTGGGTGGAGCACGTGACCCAGGGTTAAAATTACTATGTACGTTATGTATTGGCATAGGTTGAATCGGTACTGTTGCGGGTGCAACTCTATCGGCAATCGGGAATCGTGAATAGCGTGTTAAGACGGGATGTCTGCTGAAATTTGGGGCTAAAGGTTGGTCGGAAAATTGTCTCCCGCGAATGCGTTGATTTAATTCATCTACTCGGTCATGTTGACCTTCTTTTAATCCATGTACTACTCCTTGCATTTTGTGTATATTGATTCTATATATATGGACGACTTTATTTTTCGCCTAAATAAAATTTCCTATGTTTGACTTTCTTGATTTTTCCGGGACTATTTCGAGGAATTGTATTTTCACTACTTTGACTTGATTTACTTCTGCTTTTTTGCTTTTGCTTTTGCTTTTGGGTTTTGCGTTTACTATTACTTTTGTTTTTGTTTTTGCTTTTGCTTTTACTTTTGCTTTTATTGGTTATTTCAAACCGCTTAGTTCGTATTCGTTGTCGCCCTTTTTTATTTGCATTTTCATCATCATATTCTTTTATTTTGGACTCAGCATATTTTTTTAAAATATCAGGAGGAACCTTATATTGATAATTTCTTTTATCATTAAGAAAGTCATCATTCCATTCTACTAAATAATGAGATCCTGTATCTGTTTGGCCCACTATTTTTTCTATTTTATAGCCCAGTAGAAATGGTAATTCTACTTTGTAATCATTTGGAATTTCTTTTTCTGTGATTTGTTTCAAGTTTTTATTGACTTCACTAAAAGTAACATAACCCATATCACTATAGGTGTCTCCTATAAAGGCTAGACTATATCTCTCATTAACTCGGTCTACTTGTATAATTTTCAAATAATGAAAATCTGTGTGCTTCCAATGATCTTTCAGCATTTCATGATTCGCAAAAAACCCTCCTTTTTTGATTTTTAGGATTTGATTCGTTTTGTATGGCTTCTGTATTGATTCACGTGGTGCTGATTTAATTAAGCGTATTTTGCCTTTTAAATATGGAACACGTAAATATAGTTTCTCACATTTTGTCTTTTTTTGATTATTTTCCATATATTCATCCATGTTTATTACATCAATGACTGGATTCATTTCAGGACTGGCATTTTTATCTATCCATATAGAATCAATAATATAACACTCCCATTCATTACTTTTGGTATTTACTTCTGGAACACCTCTAACAATATGCCTAAATACATTTCTTAATTGGATTTGATCATCCACATAATACTTATCTTTATCAATTTTTACACAACTATCATATTTTTCCCATTTTATCTTTTTCGCAGTATCCCGTTTTGCAGTCATCACTTCTTTTAATTTCATCATATTATACACCGGTATCGATTCTTCTATTATTTTGTTGTCATCATTTTCCAATTCTTCCGATTCTTTGTTGTATGTTCTACGGGTAATTAATCGCGTACTTGGGTCATAATTGATGACTTTCCAAGATAATTGCTCAGAATTGTTATTCTCACTATAGTCATCATGAATATCATTAATATATTGGTGACCATAGTAATTCATGACGGCTGGTTCAAAATAAAACGACGGTAATAATACTGTAGAAGAAGTATCCTCTTTTTCTATATTTACATGGCAATCATAATTGGTAGACATGAGATTTACATACTCATCTTTCAATGCCCAACTATTGTATTCTTCTTTTGATTTCTTCTTTTTTTCGATATGTAGAAAATCCTTTAACGTTAGATAAAATAGAATTTTTTTCATTTTATCGTTTTGTACTTGTACCATTTGTGTTTCAATATAATCTATTGCCCCGCGTTTACGAAATTCTTCTTTGATTTGATTTATTTCGGAATCCGGTATTTCGATTTCTAATCCAGTATAAATAATATGCTGTTTGCGTTTCGATTCTGGATTCAGTCTGTTTGTAGAAGGTCTACCAATAGTATCTAACTTGAAGGTTAAGTTTTCATCCAATTTATAGTCCAATTTATGATTCACTTTATATTCTTTCTTCACTTTCTCCAATAATGGATCATTTTTTAAAGTCACTATTATTTCTACCGGAGGTATTGTAGGTGTACGTAATCTTTCTTTATAATCCCGCAATATTTGTAAGTCGGTATTTTTTTGGAAAAATGTTTCTAGACGTTTTTCAGCATCTTTTGATTTTTCCAAATCAACATTTTTACTTAGGTCATTTGGGTTTGGTGTTTCATTATCCTTATTCAATTCATATTTCCATATTTCCAACGGAGCCAAACCTGGAATAGTACTGTAGATATAACAACAGTCTAATATGAAGCCTATGAAAAAGTTCACTTCTTTTTCATTCACTTTGTACCATTCACTAGCATTATCTGTAGGAAATCGCATAACCATTTGTGGAAAGATTATTTTTAAGACTTCATGTAATCGTTTTTCCATATAAGTTCCAATGAATTGTTCGTGTTTATATGGGTGAAAATCGCGATAGAAATAAAATACGTAATGTACTTTATATCCTATTTCTTCTAAACCTGGGATCAAAAATGTTTGGGCATCGCCTAAACGCCCAGGTGTTTCTTTCTCTCGTGTTGTATAATCATTCTTGCCTCCTTCTCCTACTTTGAAATACAATTCACCCGATACTACTTTGCTGATAATATAAATATAAGTCGTTGCTGTATGGCTATTGAGATTTTCATTATATACTTTACGATTACCGATTTTAAATAAAGAATGGTCTCCTCTATAATCCAAACCAGTAGATTTGTCTACAATTGTATCGTATGTATTCAATTGTGAGTCAGTAAAGTATTGTTTCAACATACTTGGATTAATTGGGCATTGAACTTTATTTTTCCTATCTTCATACGAAATTTTCTCGTTTGTTTTATAACGATCGTCGCATATGCTCGATAAATCCTTCTTTTTCCGGCTTCTATTGCTTGATTTCGATGACCCGGGTGATGACCGTAGAGTCGAGCGTTTAGAATTACCTTTGGTTCCCGATACCGATTGGAGAGAACTTGAATTTGTTTTTGCATTAGATAAAGTACTTAATGTACCTGACATAAAAGAAAAACGTATTTTTTACACTATACAAAGTAAATAGAGAAAAATTGAATACATATAAACACTATTTTCCATTATTACAAAAATACCTTATTTCTCTTATTCAGTTCATCTAAATCACTTTTTATTTACTCTTTACAAAAAATGGTCATTGTATGCAACCACACTCTTTATCCCAATGCCAATGATGATGAATCCAAAAGACCGTACGAAGAACATTTCAAACGATTCCCGTACGACTTGAGTTCATTTCAAAAATATGCCATTGAAGCCATTTTATTACAACAACATGTTTTGATTACCGCACATACCGGTTCTGGTAAAACATTACCGGCTGAATTTGCGATTGAACATCTAGTAGCACAGGGGAAAAAAGTCATTTATACCAGTCCTATTAAAGCCTTATCCAATCAAAAGTTTTATGAGTTCACCAATAAATTCCCCCATATTTCATTCGGGTTGTTTACCGGTGATATTAAAACCAATCCAGAAGCCGATGTATTGATTATGACTACGGAGATCTTAATGAACCGTCTATTTAATCAGTCTATTACCAATGAAGATGTTCTCCAATTTCAAATGGACTTTGAAAATGAATTGGCCGCGGTAATTTTCGACGAAGTACATTATATTAATGATGCCGACCGCGGACAAGTTTGGGAAAAAGCCATTTTAATGCTACCGGACCATATTCAAATGATCATGTTATCGGCTACTTTGGATAAACCCGAACGATTTGCCGAATGGATTGAATCCAATCACCCAAACAAGCAAGTATACTTATGCCCGACTAACCATAGAGTAGTACCATTGGTTCATTATGGATACATTACCATGGGCGAACACGAGTTCAAACTCATCAAAGACAAAACACTAAAAGAACGGTTACGTACTTTAATTAAAGAACCCATTATGTTACAAGACAGTAAAGGTAAGTTTTATGCTCAAGGATATGATCAAATCAAAGAAGTGCGTACTGTACTGGACAAACAACGTATTCGCATTAACCGTAAATTTTGCCTAAATCAATTGGCCCGACATTTGAAAACCAAAAATATGCTTCCCGCCATTGCGTTTGTATTTTCCCGTAAAAACGTGGAGTCGTGTGCACAAGAATTGACTACAAATTTACTGGAAGACGATACGAAGGTACCTTATATTGTACAGAAAGAGGCCGAACAGATTATTCGCCGATTGCCCAATTACGAAGAATATTTACGGTTACCGGAATACGTGCAATTGGTCAAACTCTTGGAAAAGGGGGTAGGCATTCATCACAGTGGAATGATACCTATTTTACGGGAGATTGTAGAGTTGTGTATCAGTAAACGTTATATTAAATTCTTATTTGCCACCGAATCCTTTGCCATTGGTTTAGATTGTCCGATTAAAACGGCCATTTTCACCGGTATAATGAAATTCGACGGTGATTTAGATCGTACATTGCATTCCCATGAATATACACAGATGTCCGGACGAGCCGGACGGCGTGGAATTGATACAATCGGCTATGTCATTCACTGTACAAATCTATTTCGCAAATTTCCATCTTCGGTGGAATACAAACTAATGATGGGTGGAAAGCCACCTAGTTTAGTATCTAAATTTAAGATCGATTACAATTTAATCCTTAATGTATTGAAATCGAGTCCGGATGTGAATCTAGAATCTATGGTATCGTTCGTCAGTAAAAGTATGTTATTTGGTGATATGGTCATAGAAATACATCATCAACGCAATGTCTATTTAGACTGCAAAGAAATGTTTGAATCTATGAAAAATAAGGCAGATACTACTATCAAAACACCACGAGGATTATGTGCTGTATATCGCGACCATATTGCATCAATGCAAGTATGCCAACCTAAAAAGAAGAAACAGTTTTTGAAGAAAATGGAAGAATTATCAACAGAATACTCAAATATAGAACAAGATTCGTTTCTACTAGAAGACATCGAAAAACAAGAAAAAATGATGAAAAGAGAGCATGAATTATTAAATACTATAGAAAAGCACGTCGAAAACCAAGTATTGCGTATATGCAAATATATGGAACAAGAAAAGTTTTTGACTGTAGAAACAGGCAAATTAGTGGCCACTACAAATGGGTCGATTTGTTCTCATATTGCCGAAGTCCATGGTCCTATATGGGTAACTTGTATGATTGATAAGTGGAATTATTTTGAGGATTTTACTCCGAAACAAATTGTCGGCTTATTATCGTGTGTAACCGATGTCAAGGTCAATTCCGATTATGATATATCAATACCACAAGTCAATGACGAATTCTTACGTTCGCGTTTGTTGGAAATGAAAGGGATGTATTTACTGTACGAACAAGAAGAAGGGGAACGTGGTATTGCTACTGGTATTCGATATGAAGATGCTTTCCAATTCAATATTGTTGCTGAGTCAATGGAATGGTGTGACTGTACAACCGAAGAGCAATGTAAGCTGTTTATAAACGAACATTTAATGCCCAAAGAAATTAGTTTAGGTGACTTTACAAAGGCTATTATGAAAGTGGCTACGGTAGCCAAAGAATTACGTGGACTGTACGAATTAGAATGGTGCCGCACGCAAACAGAATGGCTACATAAATTGAGTCAAATCGAAGAAATGGTTTTGAAGTACATTGCCACTAATCAAAGTTTATATGTATAATAATTTTACACCCTTGAAGATTTAAACCCTTGAAGATTTAAAATGGGACATTCTCAATCTTTCAGGGTCAGATACCAGTAACAATTTGAAATGACGCCCAAAAAGGCGTCCCATTTCAAATCTTCACTGGTATAAAACGCCGTTTTTGAAACAATTATAATAAAAATTATATAAATATTTTTATTATATATAGTATCGTATCCAATTAGTATGTATCTCCAATATTTAATCTTCACTGGTATAAATTGAATTTATTTCTTTTTTTCATAATCACATGTAGGAGCACCAAATATAAATTTAACAATATCAAACTTATTACCCCTTTGGCGTTTTTGATACATAACATAATCCACAAATCCATACACTAATACAACCAAGGATGAACCGATTAACCCATTTTGTATTGTCTCTGAATATGTTACTTGTAATGGTGTGATTAATTTACGATTAGCCCAATAATTCGTTTGTGTAGTAACAAGATAAGCAACAAATAATATTCCTAAAAATAATAGATTTGGTATCAATTGCATTTTAGACGATAATATAAAAACAACATAAGTGGCGATGGAATAGAAAAATGTTTGAATGCTATTTCCATTGGAAAAATCATTAGCGATTTCTTCAGGTTTATTTGATTCATTTTCATTATTTGTATTCATAGATTCGTCTTTTCTACCTTTGTTATTGAAATCCCAACCACCTTCCATCATAATAAAGATGAAAATACACAAAAATCCAATAAAATGTTGTAAAAATCTATTTGTTTCTAACTCTCTTTGTAATTGACAAGGCAATCCTCTAGTAAGTACACCTCCTGCAATTACTACATACGTAATAAATAAAAAGGCTACTTTAGTAATGCTAGCAGATGAAAAGATCATACTTTTTTCGTATATATAAAAAATACAAAAAAATTGAATGACATTCGTAATTTAAATATGACTAAATACATGAAGCCATATAATATATAAAACCATACGAATGAGTGTTATGTCTATAAGAACAAATATAACTGTAGAAGACTATGAACTATTTCATATATTTGACAATTCTATTGACGAATATGAAGATGAATTGGAAGAAGAATTAGATATGGAAACGTCTTCACCGAACACCACTTATATTGGTATTTTAGTAACAAGTTCAAATAACCATGAAACAAACACCATTTCTTTAGCAAAAATACCGCTAGATGTGTTCTATCATAAATCTATTATTCCTTATGTCGATTCATATTGGGTACCCAATGAACATCACAAATATTTAGCCATTTTTACATTTAGTCAAATAAATACACAAGACGCAAAACCTGTAGATAAAACTACTATTATAAGAAGAATACAAAGACGTTTTCATAGCGTATACAATAGAAGATGGCATTTTATAAACGGTCCTATTTCAAAAGCATTGTATAATCGTGAACTAAAAGGAAATTTTCCTAAATCTATACAATTATCATTACTCCGTGGCCTTCTATTGTAATCCTGGAAAAAATTATAATGGGTTAATACATATAATAATGACATACAAAAGTCAAGCATTAGACCAATCCGAGAAGACTACTTTTTTTAATGTAATACCATCGCCTAAAGATGAACGCGATTGGAATGCCGAGCCTTTATATGATGAAATCCGTTCGGTACCATCCAGTTTAGATTGGCGCAAACATTTACAAAGGGTTCGCAACCAAGGTATCCAGGGTACTTCACTTGCATTCGTGGGTGCTTGTATGGTTGAATGGTATACCCGTAAAATTATGAAAGAACCAATTGAAGCATCACCACAATACTTGTACAATAATCGCCCGAATCAAGATACTACATTATTATGTGGTAGAACTATGATGGAAATTTTAAAAACCCACGGTTGTTGTACCGAAGAATCATATCCTTATGGTAAAAAAGACGAAATTAGTGAAGACGTGTACAAAGAGGGTGCGAAATACAAGATCGATGGTTATGCTCGTATGCGTACCATGGAGACTTTGAAAAAAGCACTGGTTGTCAATGGACCTTGTTTGATTTGTTTCCCCGTTTTCAATCACACTACGCAATTATGGAAGCAACGCAAAGAAGAGGAGAAATTAGGATGTCATGCTATGACTATAGTAGGATATAACAACAAAGGGTTTATATTACGTAATAGTTGGGGCGAACATTGGGACAATGATGGTTACTGTATTTATCCCTACAGTGATTGGGGATGTCACGACGAAGTATGGACTGTAGTAAATGAATCCAATATGAATCGATTCAAATTGCGTGTCAATAGTGTCATTTTAAAAGCATTTAGTGATAAAACATCTGCTTTGTCCGGTAAGCGACCCATGAGTGAAAATGGTATGCCTGTTCCTCGCTCTCGTCGTGCCAGTCGCATGAGTATTTTTCAATCAAGTGTTCCCGAAAATAGTATTCAAAATGCCACTTTTTACAGTGACAACTATGATTCCAAGGATGCTATATCCGGTACAAATGAAATGAAAAAGAAGAGCAAGAAAGGATTCATGCGTAAATTGTTTGGCAAAGGCAAATCACCAGAAGAACCTTTAGAAGAACCTATAGAAGAAGAGGTTGTTGTTGAAGAGACTATAGAGAAAGAAGTGGTAGAAGAAGAGTAATTGTTTCTATTTTCAAACCGTTACTGGTATTTGACCCTTAATGATTGAAAATGTCCCATTTTAAATCTTCAAGGGTTTAAATTAGAAAAATACAAATTAATATGTAAACCAATTATATATTAATAGTAATATGATTACACGAGGCAATACAATTGGGTCGCGTAATAGCAACAAAAGTAGAGGTAGTCAAAGTAGAGGTAGTCAAAGTAGAGGTAGTCAAAGTAGAGGTAGTCAAAGTAGAGATAGTCAAAGTAGAGATAGTAAAACTAGTCAAAGGAGTAAAACGCTTAAGTTAAAACCCAAAATTAGTTCCAAAGAAATATTGTCAAAACGGGGTCAATTGAAATCCCGTAAGAATTCTAGAAGAATTATTGCTCGTACCATGACAAAAAATAGGTCCAATATCAAATCTCATTATTTAAAAGCAATTTGTTCGGATTCAGGTGTATGTTTAGCATTTGGCAAAAAACGCAATAAAATAAAGTCCTTTTTCAACAACTTTAGTGATTTTTCACTTGTCAAACATAATGCTAAACGATTAGGAGAACCTTCTTCAAATGGTTTTGTATACGAAATTCCATATGAAAAAAATGATTATAAAGCTCATTCTATTTTAAAAACTTCGATACATGCAAATAGCGACAATTTATTATACGAATACTTTGTTGGGAAGCATTTGAATGATATGGGTGCTTATTTTCCTTGTTTAGTGGAGACATATGGCTTGTATCAATACAAAAGTATGAAGTCCTGGAATACTGCTAAACGTTCAAAAGAAATCAGTAATCTTAATGATTTTTTGGCTGAAGTCAAGTTACCTGATACTTTCAATTTTACTAACAAATCGATAGTCAATATTATAAAAGATAGTTGTAATCAACCCATGTTACAAAGTGTATTAATACAACATTTCCATGACGTTGAGTCATTGAATGATTATACTGAGTTGTGTAATTCTATGAAAGGTCAAGATGATGACTATACACAACTCATTACATTATTTCATATCTATTTCTTTTTACATCATAACCGAGAAACATTTACTCACTATGATTTGCATACAGGGAATGTCTTGTTATACCAGCCCTTCTCTGACCCCAATAAAAAAATAGAGTACACATATCATATAGGTAAAAATAAAACTATTACCTTCCAAAGTTCATATATTGTGAAAATCATTGATTATGGTAGAAGTTATGTTAAAGGTGTGAAAAATTTCCATAAAACAGTATGCAAACAAGAAGAATGTGATCCAGAATGTGGTAAGAACCTCGGGTATGGATTAATAGATAAAGTTCCTCCTAAACTTAATGACTTTTATAATATTACTTCATTGTATCCAAATGTCAGTCATGACTTGCGCTTGTATAATTTAACTTTGGACGAAAATCGAAATTCAATCATTCGTAGTTTGAAGCCACCTTTGTATGATCATGAATTTGGAACTCCTCCTGTTCATAAAAACAATACTGATACACGAAAAGTATGTAATGTAACAGATGCTTATATGGAAATTCTGAATAAAATGCTTCTTGTAGAAGAAGATATTTCTAGTACTCCTAATGAAAATATTATGGCAAAAATAACTGTATATGGTAAAAAGACTCCAATGGGTGTTTTATACAAGAATACAGACCGTGTTGTGGCTCCTCCATATAATATTTTTTCACGACTTACTTAAAAGACGGTAATAAAATAATGTTACTAAATATATAATTTTTTAACATTTCTCTTATAATAAATATGGCATTTTTCTACCCTTTGTATTTTTTACCCATTTTTTAATATGCTTTAGTGGTTTCATATAATTGCGTAATGTAGAAGAATGTTTAGTATCTGACCTGGTTCTGGGTTTTTTACTTACTTGTTGGACTTTAGTTCGCTTGGACTGAGTGCGGGACCGGGACTGGGATTTAGATTGGGATTTAGATTGGGATTTAGATTTGGAATTCGATGGTGAATAAATAACCCTTTTACGCTTCACTGTAATGCGATTTGATTTGGGTTGACTTTCGCGGCTTTGAGAACGGGTTTTCATACCCAATGCTTGTTTCAAAATACTTTCTTGGTCCTTTTTCATTTTATCGCTTTGTCTTTTCATTAAGTCAGGTCTTGTACGATAATACTTTGTATTAAATTTTTTCTGTAAATCAACACGTTTCTCTAGTAATTTAACTTGATCATCGGGGTTTGTAACGAAATATTTATTACACAAGGGTTCCGATGTACTGTCTTTTTCTATTAGATCAGTGAGAAGATTCTTTTTTTTAATGTCCGACGTTGATTCCAGTACAAGATCCAAATAATCATAGCCTATTTTTGAAAGATTTACTTTCATAGGCAATGTTCCCATTTCTCCAAAACAATTATAATTCTTCATCAACATATCTTCACGAAACCCAAGTTTATTGTACAAACATAATCCTCTCATATTGGTAAAATGACCGGCTAATTCCAATATACCATAATCCTGTTGTTGTTTCGCGGTAAATAAATAAGAATATAGCAACAATTCACCATAACCTTTTTTTGCACAAATTAATTTTAATGCGTGTGTAGTAGGCATATCATTGCATTCGCCATACTGAGTAATAGCAAAACCAATGCGTTCAGATGTACTCGTATCGGTCAATAGCAAAATATCGTCGTAAAAATCATGTGGGTCAAATCGTTCATTTTCCTCTCGGAAATATTTATCAAATCGTTTTTTTACTTTTCTTAAATTTCCATCAATATATCCACCATCAACCTGACTCATACAATTCTTCATTAAGTTAGAATCTTCAGGTATAAGTGTATTAAACACCATTCCGCTGCGGGTTTCCTTTACAATTTCTCTAATAGAAGTTATATTGTCTATGCGCAAATTATTTCGCCGGAGATACTGTTGAACGGTATTTCGGGCCTTGAGTTTTTTCATGATAGGGGTAGTAAAAAACATATTTGTGTTTTTGTAGTATAATTACTGTACAGAAAATAATTTTTATTCATATAATGTTTCCATCGTATATGCTGCATATTCATAAGGATGTTCTTTTTTTACACCATCATCGCTTGAGTATTGAATATCACGGAAATATTTTGGTTTCTTTGAATATTGTCCTAAATACTTCTCTCCACTGGTTTTATGAATATATGCCTTTCCATCGGTATCGGGATTCGCCGGTAATTTTTGTGCTTCTTCATTAGATAAATCAATTGTATCGTAATTTTCTTCTAAATACTTCTTCATGTCTACGGTTTTTTGATACACATGGGTTTGTTCATGAAGTAATAGTTGACATGTCTCTGTAATGGTTCTTGACTTAACGTCTTTGTTGTTCAATAAAATAACGTCACCTCTTGTATGGGGTAATCCATTTTCGTATTCTTTATCACAGGTGAACCCGAGTTTCCATGGTAATGTTTTTAATTTAGCAATACGAATTCCTTCTATTTCTTCTTGCTGCATTGTTTCCATTCGTGCTTGTAGACGTTCTATACAGTCTTCGATCTTTTCTTGGATTTCCGGATCTACTTCGCATGCACTATTGGCTATTTTTGCTAAATATTCGTCTTTTGATTTTACTCCTCTCACTAACAAATCGTCTGTTTGGAATCGGTTATAATAATGGTCAGTATCATCATTAAGGACATTTTGTGTTTCTTCTTTGGATAAAAACTGTACAGATGATGATAATGATGATGATGAACTGGATAATATAGTAGGATTCGATTTCAAATAGGATTGTACCCATAAATAGATTCCTATACAAAATGCCAGAATGGCTAAACTGTAGAGAATTGTTTTCAATAATTTCATGGACGGTGTATACTAAAACGAAAGCCGATTTTACTATACACAAGGGTGTTATTTCATTTCATTTACTTCAATGTTAGTAAATACAAGAACTGGTTTACCGACTCAAGCATATCATCACGGATTGTCATTAAATCACTATCTTTCTTGGAAGGGAATACCATAGAAAGATCGATCAAGAATTGCCTAAACTCAAAGATTTTGTGTTGGAATTCGTATTTCGTATCGAAATCGTACAATTTCATTTTATCTTCTACCATATTAATGCGTTTGAATGTTTTGCCCATTAGTACTTCTACAAATCGGTCACTTTGTCCGGATAATTTTTCATGAAGTTCATCGGTTGCTTTATGTTGTGAATACGATTTCGTTTTCCAGTGATATAATTTGATTCCATTCATGATTTCCAGAAAGGTTTTGATAATACGTGACTTTTGATTGTTCGATATACCATTGTCTCTTAGTGTCTTATTATGACGGCGTACTTTCGATTTACTTAACGACTTTCTTTTTTTATTAGACTTTTTGTATTTCCTTATTACTATTGCCATTGCCATATGTGTTATACAGTATAAAAACAAAATAAACTTTTTAGAGAATATTTAGATTTATGACTGTACGGATGGTGTCAATTCTTCTAATAACGAATCGGCAAGTTGGTCGTTCGTAGGCGTGGGTTTTTGGTTATCGTTATTTCTATTTGGATGTTGTATTTCTACAGTATTAATCTTTGTTTTTGGTTGTTTAGTCGGTTGTTTAGTCGGTTGTTTAGTCGGTTGTTTAGTCGGTTCTTCTTTGGATTCTTCATTGGGTTCTTCTTTGGATTCTATTACTTTAGGCGATTTTTGAGAATCATTGGTAAAAGGCTTTAGCCATTTTTCTTGTATATTTTGCTGTTGTAAATAATACTGTAAAATAGACTTACTATGAGCCAAAGCATTGGCTACGGTAGTGTACGATATTTTTACAATTTCTTGGTTTGATTCTGTGAATTGAATACTGTAGAACCAATAAGGTGGAATGGAAAGAACATGTCCGGGTTCCAATTGAAAATCCAATGATTGGAGTTCTTTAGAAGATGGATGAAACAAGTTTTCATTTGACCAGAATTCATAATAAACCGGGTCTTCTACTGTAGATAAATATTCTTTACTTTTCCATGGGGTCATTTTTACACGGACACTTGTATTGTGTTCTTTCGGTGGTAAGTATAAAAAGTTATGACTTTGTTGTAAATAGTATGTTGTGGTTTGTGTACCGGCCGATCCGTACAATATATCATAATTCGTGGAAACAGTAAATTGCGGTTTCAAATATGTATTAAGATGGTCAAACCATGATGTCCATTCAATTGACTGCACAATTTCACTATGGTTGTCATTACTGTAGAAAATCGACTTTTTATCGGTTTGAAATAAACTATGTGCATTGTCCTTGGGTAAATGAATTGGGTCTACATATGTATTTTCGTTTTGTTTAGCGCGATAATCGCGTACATCTTTTACTTTCAAATAATCCGGTGAACTTTGCGGAATAGACGGTAATTCGGTTAATGGAAATAATATTGGTTGTTTGTAATTAACAATGGTTTGGAAATCTTGATGAGTCGTATAATCATATTCATATATTTCTAAATCACTTCCACTTTTGAATTGGTGTTGAATATGAATATATAAAAATAGAATACATACGAATAAGATAATAGTTGTCCACATATTTTTCTATACAATGATACTACATTCTATAGAATAGGGTTTTAACCTAATTTTCTTCAGCGCGTGGGGCGATGTAGAAAGTCAATAGTGCATTTTCATCCATACTAAAGTCCATTTTCATTGGATATTCGGATGATACACCAACTTCCATATTTTTCGCGATTTTCTGGTATTGGCATATAAGATTCAAATGTTTTAATGCATATGAGCCACGAACGACTCCTCCTTCTTCAATGGAATATTCTTCTAAATCTTGTATTGGAATATGGGTCTTCATATTTCCATATTCTACACTTTCGGCTACTAATTCAATATGTTCTTCTGTACATTCAATACGAACTGCTTCTCCAAAATGTTTCAATTGGTGGATCATACTGGAGAATATCAAAGTAGGTAAAGCAAAGTCGGCTGAATATTCAATAGGTGGGATTTCCATTAATTCGGAATCCAAATCAAGTAATGGCACTTCAAATGTTTTTTCAAATACCAATTTATTCTCACTTGGACTAGAATACCGTACAAAAATATGGTCTGTACGTTCATGTGTATTCCACTCTAAACCTTGCGTTTTGTCTTTGATACTTAACACTTTTGATAGTAAACCTGTAGACACTCCTATTACTTCTGATTGTTCTACGTCATAAGTAGTAAACCAAGATTTTGGTAGACTTAATTGTGCAATCAATATCATAGCAGAGTCCATACATTGTACAGAAAGTTCGTCTTG